AAAATCTAAATGTCCACTCCAATTTGATGCTATAATTGGTTTTTTACTTCTAGTAAATTCAAGTAAGGGTCTACCGAATCCTTCACCTTTTGTTAGGTTAATCATTGTCTTAACTTTAGGATGGTTGTATAGATGATTCATATCTGCATCATCAACTTCTCCATGGATTAAATAAACACTAGGTAAAGATCCTCCTATAGAACTTTTTACTTCATTTATTTTTCTTAATACTTCCTCTCTGTCCATTATTGAAGCAGGGCCTGTCATTGTTTTCATAATTAATGCAGGTTTTTTCTTTTTTCCTTTAAAAGTTTCAAGAAAAGTTTTAAGCATTAAACCTGTATTTTTTCTATCTTCGCCAATTGCTCCTCTCAACCAATGTCCTACAAATAAAAAACAAAAGTCCTCATCAATTGTATTTAATGATTCTACTAATTCAGTTTTAGGTAAGTCTTTAGGTTCGATAGGAAAATACTTTTCTAAATCTAACCCTTCAAATAAAACATCGGTTGGTGTTTCTAATTTAATAGTTCCTGTTACCTGTCCTGCCTTATTCTTTTGTTCATATACTGAATTTTTCATTGCATATAGGCTATGGTTTGAAGAACCTAAAACTAAATCCATATTGTTACATCCTTGTACAAATCTTACATCACATAAATCAGTTTCAATACCAGCGGTAATTCCAATATTAAATTTACCAATTTTTTGGAATTCATCAGGTACTGAAATTTGGATCCAAACATCGGGTTGGCGTTGTAATGGAGAAGGAATACAAGAATCTAATAATAGTTTTTCTTCGGGGTTATTTTCATTTAAAGCTCCGAAAGGTGTATTACCCCATCTTTGTGACATTATTTTAACATCATATTTATTGGATCTTATTAAGGCTTTAACTACATCTCTGGATCTTGATCCATATCCAGAATAAGTGTCAATAGGACAACTTACTACTACAAAAGGTTTGCTCATAACTAATATACTAATTTATGTCGTAACTGTTTAACTGGTGCCTTCTCTACTTTAGTAAAGAAGAAGTTTTTACGTGGTTTAAAATTATTAAGTGTTTTATCAATATATTTGATAATATTTTCATTCATTTTTCTTGCTGATTGCATAGATTCATCTGATGTAACCCATTCACGAGCAGCTTTACCTGCTTCTATTTTTTCCTTTTTAGTCATTTTATATGACTTTTCTAATGCTTTAGCTAAATCTCTAAAATCTAACCTATCATCAAATATATAAGGAGTTTTAGGGGAACCAACTAAAGCTGTATTAGATGGGAATACTGGTATAGCCCATTTACCATGATTTTTGTAAGTACCAAAGTGATTAGAACAAAAATTTTCATCAAATTCTATCCATTTACCATTTTCATCTTCAAATCTCATTTGGTCTTGCATTCCACCGGTAACATTAGCAATTATCATAGTACCAGCCATCATAGATTCAGTTAATGCTAATCCCCAACCTTCATTTGAGGAAGGTAAAACTGTTATATCTGCTAAATTATAAAGATAATTCATTCCTTCTGTAGCTAATTTAGCTGTTGAGAATCTTACACTTTCATCTTCTCCTACTAATAAATGTTTTACAGCTAATAAATCAGTACCATTACCATCTACAGGTGCAGTGTGGAATACTAAAGCAACGTCGTCTTTTTCTTCTTCAGGTAAATTTTCTTTAAATATTTTGTAGGCAGCTATTAAATCAGAAGGCATTTTTCTTCTGATGTTTCTTGAGTTAAAGAAAAAAACATGTTTATATTCTTTATCTCCAAATAATTGTTTTTTAGCTTTTTGCAACTCATCCCATTTTTCATGATTTTCATCAATTGGGAAAAAACTGTTTTCGTTTATACCATGAGGAACATATTCAATAACTTTATCTTTTGCTTTATCTCCTAAAACAATTTTATTAATATTTGTTGTTTGTTTAGAAATACCTAATAATGCATCACATGATTCATAATATGATTCATTATACATTGGAGCAGGCATATCATCCCAAATATTAAGGTAAATTAATGGAACTTTAGTTCTAACTTCATTTTCAATTTGAAATAACCACTCCCAATATCTTGGATCAGTAAAAATAAACACTGCATCTGGTTTTTCATTTTTGAGCATATTACGGATCATCATTGCATCTCCATATCCATTTTGTGGATATAAAAATACAGAAGCATCAGGTATATCTGAACGATTACTCGTATCTTGACTTAAGTCAATACGTTTTCCCACTTCGGGATGGTTAATAGCTGCTCCACAATTAACCCAATTGTATTTGTGGCATGTTCCTACTACAAACTCTCTAGCCATTGTAGCTATACCAGAGTGCATACGGATGTCATCACAAAGAAGTAATATTTTTTTTCTTTGTTCTTTTGGTAAATAACCTTCTTTCATAAATTTCTAATTATCTAATGTTAAGTTCGTTTGATTATGAACTTGTTTTCTAAAATCTTCGTCTGTAAGATACAAACAAATAGCTCGGTCTGCAAGTTTTTGGAATGAAAATTTTGTACGTACACATTCTACTTTGAATTCTTCAAACAAGTGTCTGTGTACTTTCACACTTGTTAATTGTAACTTATCTTTTTGCATAATTTATAACTTAATGTTATATATAAATATATGTAGTCTAAAAACTAAAAAACTTCTCTTCAGGAGATAATGAAGCTCCACATAAATCTCTATTTTTTCCAAAATCACACCAATCACAAGGTTTATCTATTTTCTTTTCAAATTCTTTATCTATAGGATGACCTTCAGGTGTATAACATTCACGAATAAAATTAATAAAATCTTCTTTAGCCCTTTTTAATCTTAATTTATTATCAACAGGTTTAAAATTTTGTACACGATAAGCTTGGTGGGGTGACATTAAATTTTCATCATCAAAATCTAATACTTTACGCTTTACAATGTAAAATTCAACATTTATTTTATCTAAAGGTACTTTAAATAGTTCTGAATAGTATTGCTTATAAAGGTATAATTGTTGGTGTTTAACTTCATTACCTTTTTCCCATTTTGACCAGCCTTTAGTAGAAGTTTTTATATCAAATATAGTATAATCTTCGGATATTTTATTATAAATTACTAAATCTATATAACCCATATATTTAATATTAGGGCGTTCTTTAATAGGTTGTAGTATTAAAGGTACTTCTATACCTTTTAATTCATGTTTACGTGATGAAAAATAATTTCTTCTACCACGTTTATGTTTTTTAAACCAATCTAATATCCCTACACCATCTGAATAAAACTCATTTAATAATTCTGATGTAGCAAAATGGCCATGTTTTTTCTTGTATTTAGAATATTCTTCAACCATTTTTTCTTTGAAAAATAAATTCAAATTTAGAGCATCAGCTTTTTTTGCTGATGTGTCAAACATAGTTTGTAGATAATGTTGTAATGCTTCGTGCATTGCTGTACCAAATACAAAATGCATATTAGGTTTTACATCTCTATAACCTTTTACATATTCTAGATACCACTTGTGAGGACAAGATTTAAAAGTAGAATATTGTGAAAAGGATACAACTTTATCTGTAGCGTAATTTACTTCCATTTATCCTTAGAAACCATTTGGCAAATAATACCATAATTAGTTATATCTTGAAATGTATCTATAAGAGTTTCATTTTGGCATTTTCTATCTGTTAATATCATATTTTTCCATCTATTAATTTTATCAGATAATCTGTACCATAATCCTGTCATAGCAAATTCTTTTTCTTCCTCATTTACTAATTGTGTACCTGCTGATACATTACCCATCCCATAGTCAAGATGTTTTTTAGCAAATAATTCAAATTGTTCATCCACTATTTCTTTATATGTTGAATATATTATTGGATATTCTTTTTGTAAAACTTCTATTGCAGATACTTCATTATCACTTGTAGATAATTCACTATATTTTTTTATTGAATCGCTCATTTATTATTTTTTGGTTGTTGATTTTCTGGTAGGGCCGGGATTAATAACCAGCCTGTCATTATATATTTACTATTACTTAGAGGAGGATTTCCTCGATGTAAATGGGTATAAGCCGATGGAAAAATACAAAGAGAACCTTTTTTAGATGGTATTCTAACGGATTGCATCAAAAATTCTGTTTCACCTCCTTCTTCAACATCGTTTAAATAAAGGGTATAGGCAGCAAACCTTAAATACATATTTAAAGCAGCATTCATTTCTTCTGGGGTGGAAGTTTCATCATGTAATAAAGCATTAGGTGCTTCACAATGAAAAATGTGGTATCCTTCTGAAGGGTTGGTTTTTTGTAATTTTAAAGAGTCTAATTTAAACCCATGATCAAAAATATTACATTTTCTTTGATACTCCTCATAACACTTTGTTAACCCTTTAAAAAAATGACTTACAATTTTTTGGACAAGTGGA